GTATGGGATAAACGCAAACCAAAATATATTCGCCCTAGGCGTTAGGATGCAATGGAACTTCATGAACTTGTCCACGAACGAGAGTGGCGTTTATGTCGCGGTCCTGAGGACGCGACAACAAATGATTTACTTGTAGCGTTCTCACATTTCTGTGAGAACTATTGGTTCATCAAACACCCTGAGCGTGGACGAATCAAGTTTGATATGCGTGAAGCGCAGATTGAAACGATACGCTCTTGGATGGATAACCGCTACAGTGTTGTGCTGAAAGCGCGTCAGATTGGTTTCTCTACTTTGGCTGCAGCCTACTGTTTTTGGTTGACTTTTTTTCAGTCCGACAGATTCGTGATTATGCTATCAAGAACTGAACGCGAAGCAATGAAGTTGCTTCAGAAGTCCAAGTATGGTTATCGTTGGTTGCCTGAGTGGATGCGTGTGCGCGGTCCACGATTGCTGACGGACCATCAACTTAAAATGGTTTTTGATAACGAGTCTGCTATTGAGTCGTTGCCATCTAGCAACGACCCTGCTCGTGGTGAATCAGTGTATCTTGTAGTCGTGGACGAAATGGCGTTCTTGCCTAACCCTGATGAGGCGTGGGCTTCTATTGAACCGATTGCCGATGTGGGTGGTCGTGTGATCTGTTTGTCTACGGCTAACGGTAGCGGTAACTTTTTCCACAAACTATGGGTGGGATCACAAACTGGTACCAACCAGTTTGTTGGTGTCTTTTGGTCTTGGGATGCTGGTGATCGTGATCAGGACTGGTATGAGGTTAAGCAGAAAACTTTACCTAGTTGGCAGTTGCATCAAGAGTACCCTAGGAATCCTAATGAGGCGTTCATCAAGTCAGGTAACCCTGTGTTTGATTTGGATGTTGTGGGGGCTATGGTGGCTTCCGAACCTGATTGTGGACACATTATACCTAATGACGGGTTTGTCCTTGCCACAGAGGGTCCTATGCGCATTTGGGAGTACCCTGAGTTGAATGAGACTTATGTGATTGGGGCGGATGTCGCGGAAGGTTTATCTTACGGCGACTATAGTTCCGCCCACATTATTAACGCTAGGACTGGAATGGTTGTAGCACATTATCATGCGCGCATTGAACCTGACCTATTTGGGGATATGCTAGCGGAGATTGGCTGGTTCTACAACTCGGCTTTGCTAGGTGTAGAAAATAACAATCATGGTCTAACCACTCTTAAGGCTGTTCAAAGGTATGGCTATCAGAATATCTATCGCCAACGAAGGTTGGCTCATGCTCGTCCTGTGCCTACGGATGTTCTTGGTTGGCGCACCACTAGTTCTAGTAAACCGCTAATGATTGACGAACTTAGTGCGGCTATGCGTAACGAGGATTTGGATCTGTGTTGCGAGTACACTATTGGGGAGTTGCGAACTTTTGTTCGTAAGGAGAATGGTCGTATGCAGGGTTCCCCTCATGATGACCGTGTTATCTCTTTGGCTATTGCTAATCAGATGTTAAAGTTTGTGTGGTTGGCTGAGTATTCTGTGGGTGAAACTATCCCTAGGAACTCGCTGGCTTGGTGGGAGCAGTTTCTACAGAAACCTGAAGTGCCTAAAAATCAGCCGATTGGTGCCTATAATGTTCGGCATGGTGCAGGAATCACACGGTAACGAACGATTATGCTATTGGTATGACTAGTTATCGTTGCGAAAAATGTGATAAAGTGGAAGTTGTTGATATGATTCCACGACGAGGCAAGATTTGTTTCGGATGCCATGTTGTAAGTATCCGTCTAGGGTTCAAGCATGGGAAAGAGGACTTTCATGGTCCGACGATCAAGGAACGCCAAGACAAAACTATTGCTGATGCCCGTGCTAACGGATTGAATCCTGAGCCTGTTGGGACTAAGTGGATCTGATATGTGGGCTATTCCTGTTGTTGTTGCCTTGATTGGTGGACCACTAATGTGGCTATTAACTAGGTTTGATCGTAAAAATACGGAGCAACATGGGGCTAACATGAGTGTTCTAAAGAATATTGAAGTAAAAATAGATAAGATTGATGACCGTCTTGACGGTCATATTGATTGGCACACACATAAGGATGGTATGAAATGACATATAAGGAAGCATTGAAACGGGCTGTGGCTACATTTGTGGCTGGGGCTACTGCTGCGCCACTAACTAGCGCAATCGTTGATATCTCATTTTTCAAAGCGGCTGCTGTTGCAGGCGTTGTTGCCGTATGGAATCTAGTTGCCCGTACTGCTCAGGCATGGAAGGCTACTGATGGCTCGTCCCTCTAATTATGATATTCTTGCGCGTTACCGCAAGAAAATTAGTGCATCTAAAAAATGGCGTAAAGAAGAATCGTATGATGAAACTTGGAAGCGTCTAATAGATCTGTATCGTGGACGACACTACGAATATTTCACGGACGAAGATCGTATCTTGGTCAACATGGCTTTCTCTACGATCAATGTGATCGCACCATCTATTGCGGTAAACTATCCTAAGATTACTGTTAGTGCTGTCAATCCTGAGAACGCTGATAACGCTATTATTTCTGAGGCTGTTGTCAACTATTGGTGGCGACATCGTGACATTAGGGGTCAGTTCCGTCGCGGTGTAAAAGACATGCTTATTGTTGGTCACGCTTGGATGAAGGTGGGCTACAAGTATGTTGAGGAAGAACGCATTGGGGATGACGAAGATGTCAACGACCCTGATGTTTCTGAGAACTATACGCAAACAACCTACAATGTTCTTGAGGACGCTCCTTTTGTGGAGCGTGTCTCACCATTTGATATATTCATTGATCCTGATGGAACCAACATGGACGACATCAAGTGGATCGCTCATCGTGTCCGTCGTCCCATTAGTGATGTTCGCACGGATCGTCGTTACAATAAGTCTGCACGAGAAGATATTAGTGCCGTATCTTTCTCACGCTACAGCACAGATGAACCCACTCACCGCAAGATACATGACCGTGATGAAGGCTATGCTGACATCTTTGAGTTCTACGATCTAAGAAACGACACTGTTAGTGTGTTTGCCGAAAGTGCTGATTCTTTCCTAATTAAGCCACAGAAGATGCCGTATGCTTTTGGGCATCCTTTTGTGATGTTGCGAAACTATGATGTGCCTGATCAGTTCTATCCTATTGGTGACTTGGAAGCCATTGAGCCTTTGCAGCGAGAACTTAATAGCACACGCTCACAGATGATGAATCATCGTAAGCGTTATGCCCGTAAATATTTATTCCGCGAAAACGCCATGGATGCTAATGGTCGTGCGGCTATGGAATCAGACGAGGACAATGTTATGGTCCCCGTCATTGGCGACATGCCCTTGGGCGATGTCGTAGCACCATTCCCAGCATTAATAAACCCACCCGAGTTCTATAACCAATCGTCAATGATTGAACAAGACATCAACTCCATTAGTGGTGTTGGTGAGTTTATGCGTGGTGGCGTATCGGAAATCCGCCGTACCGCTACAGAAATTGGTGCGCTACAAGATGCCGCCAATGCCCGTACCGCAGACAAACTTGCCACCATTGAACGGGGTGTATCACAGATTGGTCGCCGTCTATTGGGATTGTCGCAACAGTTCTTGACTAAAACTCAGACTGCACGCATCCTAGGCAAAGATGGTCAGCCTGTGTGGATCAAGTATGATCGTGACTACATCGCTGGAGAGTTTGACTTTGATGTTGTTGGTGGATCAACAATGCCGAACAACGAGTCTGCTCGTCGTTCGCAAGCACTAGATCTTGTGAATACTATGACACCATTTGCTAGTGCAGGTATCGTGGACATGGCTAAGTTAGCGGCTTATGTTCTTCAAACAGGTTTTGGTATCAAGAACCCCGAATCATTCTTGTCCGCGCCTGAACCTGAAGCGATGCCACCTGTTTCTGCAGAAACTGGTGGTCAACCACCAATGCCACCTATGCCCCCCGAGATGGGCGCACCACCTATGGGTGGTTCGCCTGCAGATCAGATCCCACCTGAACTACTGGCTTTGCTTGCTAGTGGTGGTGGTCAACCGCCTGTGGGCGGTATGCCACCTATGGGAGCATAATAACCGAACGATAATACTATATGTAGAGCAACCATAATTGGACTCTAGTATTGGAGAAATCTAGTGGATAACATAGAAGCCGCAGTAGCCGCCCCCGAATTGGGACAAGTGGAAACAACGGAAGTTGGAAGTGTAACTGAGCCTAGTACGCCTAGTTATGATTATGTCAATGTTGAAGATTTTGGCGACAAGTATGTCAAAGTTAAAGTTGATGGATCAGAACTTGATGTGCCAATCAAGGAAGCACTTAGTGGATACCAGCGTCAAGCGGATTATACTCGCAAGACACAGGAATTGGCTACCCAGCGAGAGAGCCTACAGTTTGCTCAAACGATAGCAACAGCATTGGAACAAGACCCAACAGGTACATTGGATTTGTTGAGTCGGCATTATGGAGCAGGTCAGCCTGCCAACCAGCAACCTGCTGTGCCTGAGTTCGCAGACCCTTTGGAACGGCAAGTGTGGGAACTGAATCAAAAGATTTCATCTTTTGAACAGATCCAAGCGCAAGCCCAACTGGAGAAAGAAGTTAATAGGTTAGGTAATCAGTACCAAGATTTTAATGCACCTGAAGTTATTACTCAAGCATTGCGTATGGGCACCGATGATCTAGAAGCAGTTTATAAGCAAATGTCTTATGATCGGCTTGTTAGAGAAGTTGAGATCATGCGTCAGGCACAGGGTAATATTTCTGCTCAGGAGCAGGCAATCGTGGATGCTAAGCGTAACGCGGCTTTTGTCGCTGGTGGAGCGTCTGCTAATGGTGCGGGGACAGAACCTGTTGGTAAAATATCATCTGTTGAGGACGCATGGCTCGCGGCTAAACGACAGATGGGAATGTAAACACTAAAAGACCCTATATACTGGAGAAATTATTATGTCAAACGCAAACTTTGATGCGCTGCTCTCAACGACGCTCGCAAAATACCGTGATCAACTCACAGACAATGTGTTCACAGCACGCCCATTAACCTACTTCTTGACCGACAAGGGTCGCATCCGTATGATTGACGGTGGAACGAAGATTGTTGAACCGTTAATTTACGGTCAGAACAGCACCGTTGCATCGTACTCAGGTTACGACACCATTGGCTTGACTGCACAAGAAGGTATCACTGCCGCAGAGTTTGAATGGAAGCAGTACGCTGCGTCTATCGCAATCTCGGGTATTGAAGAAGCCAAGAACAACGGCGATGCCGCAATCTTGAATCTTCTTGAAGCCAAAGTCATGCAGGCTGAAGAGTCATTGCGTGAAGGTTTCAACACCATGTTCTTCGGTGACGGAACTGGCAACAGCGGTAAAAACTGGAACGGTCTTGGTAACCTCGTTGAGGCTAGCGGAACCGTTGGTGGAATCAACCGTGCCACAGCAGGCAACGAGTACTGGCGTTCATACGAGGAAAACACCGCTGGTGCTTTGACCCTCGCTCAGATGAACACCGCTTACAACAGCGTGTCTGTTGGTAACGACCATCCCGACATGGTTCTCACCACGCAGACTTTGTACGAAAAGTACGAGTCGTTGTTGCAACCACAACTCCGTTACACTGACACCAAGACTGCAGATGCTGGATTCCAGAACCTGTTGTTCAAGGCTGCTCCTGTGGTTTACGATGTTGGTTGTACTGCTGGCGTTATGTACTTCTTGAATAGCAAGTACCTCACGCTTGTTGGTCACTCAGGTAAGTGGTTCTCACAGACCGAGTTTGTGCGTCCCGAAAACTTGGATGCCAAGTACGCTTTGATCATGTGCTACGGTAACCTTACGGTCCGTAACGCTAAGAAGCAAGGCAAACTTACCGCTAAGACAGCGTAAGTTAGTGGTCACTGCCGAGGGGATGAAGCCCCTCGGTACACCTCTGCTAGTAAGTTAGTAGTAGCAAACCGAATACCTTAATTCCTAGGAGAACAAAATGCCAATGATGCCACCCCGCCCTTACCCGCCCAGCAAGCCTTCAGGTCCTCGCAAGAGTGGTTCTGCTGGTCGCAAGACTGCAAATGCTGGCTCGCCCTTAGCCGCTGCTCAGCGTCAAATCATTTCTAGTTACGCCAAGGGTGCGTCTAGTGCTGGTCGTGATGCTACTACTGCTAAGCGTGTTGCTGCTACTAATGCTTCCAAGTCAAAGCCTGTTTCACGAGGAGCATTACCACCTACGCCGAATCGTGGTTCGCGTCCATCCACTACTCGCCCCACTCGTGGTGGTGGATCATTCGCTGGTGACCTAGCCGAGTTTGGTCGTGCCGTGAATCGTGGTAAGGCTGGTGCTTCTTCTAAGGGTAAGCAGATTGCTGGTCGTATGACTGCGGAAGATGCTCGCGCACAAAAAGCACGCCCCACTCGTGGTGGTGGTTCAAAGCCCGCCACTACGCGCATGGTCGGTGGATTGGCTAACAAGATTGAACGAGCATATCCAGTAAAGGCTAAAGCACCTCGTCCTACTCGTAGTGGTGGTTCTGCCGCTAGTGGCGCAACAAAGTCTAGTCGTGCGGAAGATAAATCTTTGCTTAAGACAGCCAAGGGTCAGACTGCTCTCAAGGCACGCCTTAAGACTGTTGACTATGCTGCTTTGGGCAAAGCCATGAAAACCAAGGGCTTACCTAAGACGAAGTAACGAACGATTTACTCATAGTATGAGCAAATCGCAATCAGTCCCAGCACACTCCTATTATGGGGTGCCGCAAACATCACAGTCATTAAGTTTCGTTAGCGGTGCGCGTCTTGCCGCCGCTAGCGGACCTTACATTGGTCGTGGAACTAAATGTATTGGCAACGAGGACACATGCGGTTCCCAGCGTGCCAAGGGTACGGAGTTCTGTATCGGTCATTTGAAGCAGAGTATCAACAAAACTAGTGAACCATTAGTTTCTGTAGAAACATTAGAAACTGAGGCATAATGGCTCAAGTTAGAATGACTAGGACGAACATCATTGATTCTGTCCGCGCAATAACCGAGATGGACGCATCCGATGTTTCGGATGCTGTCCTACAGTTGTATATGCGAGATGGATATAATCGTATCATTGATCTTGAACGACGATGGAACTTCCTAGAAGTTTCATTCACAATGAACACTGTCACCAATCAACAGGCTTACACTATTAATGATTATACCGCATATGATATGCGTGAAGTTATTTCTATTCTAGATACTGACAATGCAAGATTGAACTATATTTCTTACGATGTTGCAGAAGAACAGTTTTTGATAACCGAGCAAGAGTACAGTGACCCATTGTTTTATTCTATGTGGGCTGATCAAATCCATTTGTTCCCCACACCTTCCAGTGTCATTCCTCTAACTATTCGTGGGTATCGTACACCTGATGATTGGGTGACGAACAACACTACGGTTGATGGTCCTGATGCTTTTGATATCCCCTTGGTTTACTATGTTGTTAGTCGCGTATATCAAGCACAAGAGGAAGCGCAGACCGCTTCTATCTATGAGCGTTCTTTCTCTGATGCTATTGCTTTGGCGCGACGAGATCTTACTCGTCCCCCTAGTGCTACTCCTACTATACTTGCTGGTGGTCCGCGTATTCGCCGTTGGAAGGGTACAGATTGGTCTAGTTTGACATGATCAATACCATTCGTGTAGAGGATTTTACTGGCGGTCTAAACTTAGATGCCAATATTTTTCAGTTGAAAAAGAATCAGAGTAACGATCTTCTGAATGTGGATATCAACCCTAAGGGTGGTGTCGCTCAACGCTATGGCATTGAGCGCATGAACACTAGTGCTGTTGGTTCTTTTGCTGCAGGAAACTTCTATGCTAATCGTTTGCATCCTTGGCAGGGTGCTTCGCGTCAACTAATGTTGTCCACGAACAACAAAGTTTATTATGCGACTACCGCTAACTTTAGTCCTGTTCAGGTTGGTGGCGTGGACATCGTTACCGACAACAACTATGGTGCTAGTTATTCTAGTTGGAACACGGGTGCTAATCCCGTGTTGTATATTGCGCGTGGTCAAGGGTATCCGATTTCTAAGTGGACTGGTACGACTTGTACGAACCTAACTGCCAGTGCCCCTACTTGGCAGGACGATCTCACTAGCCCTAGTGGTACTCATGCTCCTAAGGGTGAGTTTGTGGCTACGCATGTGGATCGTTTGTGGGTTGCCAACACTACCGAGGATGGTGCTTCGTTTCCGAACCGCGTACGGTTCTCGCATCCTTTGTTTCCTGAGTCTTGGCGTGCGTTGGACTTCATTGATCTTCCTGCTGGTGGTGACAAAATAGTTGGTATCGTCCCTTATGGTGGTCATCTACTTGTGTTTAAGAAGCGTGCCGTGTTTGCTATCTACGGCTATAGCGAAGATACTTTTCAGGTTGTGGAACTGAGTCGTTCTCTTGGTGCTGTTAATGCTAATGCCATTGCGTTGACTGATGTGGGTGTGTTTTTTTTCTCTCATCCTGATGGCATGTTTTTGTATGATGGTCGTGGGTTCAAAGATATTTTCACTAATCTTCGTCGTCTTATTGTTGATGGTGAGATCACTGAAACTAGTTTGGATGCCATTAGTTTGGGTTACTCTAACCGTCGTTTGGTGTTGTCTTTGCCTAGTGGTGATGAGGCTTCTCCAACGACTATCACTTATGATTCTAGTGCGACTGCTTATGATTATGATTTGTTGAAGTATGATGGTCAGTCGCGTTCTACGCGAGTGACCGTTAGTTACATTTATGATCCTAGTATTGGTTCTGATGGTGCTTGGACTGCATATAAAACTACTGATGGTTATGGTCTGATTGGTGCTACTGATTACATTGATGATACTGGCAATAAGTATCATGTTGCTGCTCATCCTTATCAGCCGTATGTTCTAAAGTTTGATGTGTATGGAATGTATCAAGATAATATTACTGGTACTAGTGCTTCTTTTGAGTCTTACTATTTAACTCCTTGGATGGACGCAGGGAATGTTTCTGCTAGAAAGTTTTGGCGTAGACCTGACTTGATTATGTTGCAAGAAACTAATGGTACTAGTGTTGCTGTTGATGTGTATCATGATTGGGATCAGTTGCATGAGGTTAAGTCTTTTACTATAACGCAAGATGCTGTTGATCAGACTGGTGTTACTTGGTCTAGTTGGAATGAGCCTGATTCGGGTTCTGCTTTTTTGCGTGCCGACTCGTTGGGGTTGGCGCGCGCGGTGCAACTCAAGATCGCTGGTAATGGTACGCAACCTTGGGCTTTGAATAGCATTAGTTACAAATATAATCCTAGAAAGATTAAGATCTAATGGGTCGTAAACTTTGGACTATGCCTATGTTGGGCTTCTTGCGTGGGACGGATGCTCGTCCCATCGCTAATGGGTTCCAAACTATTGGTGAATATTTGCGTGGACATATTGGGTTTTGGGGTTCATATACGGGGACCACTAATGCTAGTGGCGAAATGGTTATTCCGCATAAATGTGGGTTTACTCCTAGTGTCGCGTTTGTTCAGGCTAAATATGATGGTTCTTCTCCCCGAAACCATTATGGTCCGATACATGTTGAAAGTCTTGATGAAAACAATTTGACCATTCATCTTCTTAGAGCCAATGGTAATGATGATGCTAGTTCTACTAGAATAATCTTTTATCATATTCTGCCCAAGGTTAATGAGTGAACGATAGGACTATTAGTGATGGCAACTTATACTGACCCTTTTGATATTTATAATAAGGCTGCCCGTACACGCCAGCGTGTCACGGAGCAGAACGCTATCCGTGATCAGTTAGCCGCCCTCAGTGGTGGTGGGGCTAGAGCCTACGAGTCTTTGACACGCAACTATCAGCAGGGTATGGAACCTAGAACTGCTGGGTTTGCTAAGCGCGGTCTAGGTAATAGCGGTATTTTCCAGCGTGCCATGCAAGAGTATGCGGCTAATCAACAGCGTTCGTTGGGTGATGTGGCTCGCTCGCAGCAGGAAGGTCTGCAGGATCTTAATGCTCAAGAGGCTAACTCGGCTAATGACTACAAAGATTATATGGATGCTCTTGCTATGAAGAAGCAGCAGGAGATTTCGCAAGCGGCTGGCGAGTTGCAGGACTGGTCGCCTTTTACTGGACTTTATTCTTAGGAGATTATAATGGCACCCAAGCAAGATTACACACCATCAGAAGGTCGTCGCACTACAGGAGTGTTCGCTCCACGACGCAATGTTCTTAAGGCAGGCTCTGTGTCTGCGCCAATTCCTATTGGTATGGATAAAATGTATCGGGACGAATTGATCAATCCCAATCGTCCTAGCGAAGAAGATCGTGCAAACGAAATTATTGCTGGGCTAGATGGTATAGAAAAATTGGGTCAGCCCAAGGGTCGTGGCAGTGGCGACAACGCATACACTAAGGCTATAAAGATTCTGCAGAAACAATTAAGTGGTGGAGAATACGGCACATCGTTTGACAACTTGTCCGCGCTACTTGGCACTACTGGTGGTACTGCGCGAGGTCAGATTGATCAAGCAACCGCTGACGCGATTGCTCAGATCAATAGTCGTGATGCCTTGGCTACGCCGATTAACTATTCGGCGGGGACAACACAGATCCCTCAGACTGCTTTGAATACTTATCTAAATGCTATTGGTGCTAGTACTGGTACTGTGGATGCTGGACGCAATTTCCTTCAGGGGCTTATTGACACTAGTGCTAGTTCTGCTGCTCAGTCACAAGCGTCACAACAGCAAGCGTTTGCGGCTCAACGCCAAGCGGCGATTGATGCGCTAACAGGCAATCAGCAACTTCAGCAAGGTAACCTTGCGGCTTCTACTCAGGCTCAACAGATGGCTATTGCTCAGGCTAAAGAGCGTGAGCGTAAAGCAATATCTGATCAGATCCTTCAACTAGTTCTCAAGGGTGGTGTTGCGTAATGGATCTTGAACTTTTGATTTCGTTGTTGTCTCAGATGGGTGGAAACTTTAACCCTAGTTTGATGGCTAGTGCTTTGCCAGCGAACAATGTTTCGCCAGCAAACATTTCTAGTGCTATGAATCCGAATGTTCTTTTGTCTAGTGGTCTTGTTGACCCTAGCACTATTCAGAGTGGTATTGAATCCACTTATCAGCAGTTGTTGGCTGAGTGGGAGTCACGCAATAATGCGAAACTCCCACCTGAGGCTAGTGATCTTTGGCTTAGCCCTGTTACTAGTAAGTATTCTACTAACGATGAAGTGTCTGTGTTTATGAATGAGATGTTTAGTGCTATTAAGAATGGTACTACTACTGCCGAAAAAGTTAAGGCTGCCATTGCCGCTGGAGATAGTGTCGCTCCTGAAGCGGTCAAGTCGGCTTATGCGGATATTAGTGTTGATCTAGATAAGTTTAGCAAGTTGGCTGAGGCTCAGTCTCAGGCTAAGTTGAAGTTTGAAATCACTAACGCTCAGAATGGTACTACTACTACGCCTGCTCCTACTTTGGATCAGGCGCGTATGAAGTTCTATAAGGATATTGGTGCGCCTGAGATGGCTTTGTTGCCTGATGCTGGTGTTGGATATAACTTTGATCCTAATTTGTTTGGCAATGCGTCGCGGACAAAAGAACTTGAGGGCATCATTAGCAGTACTCAGCGTGAAGTTGACAGGGTTGCCAAGCGTGATGCTTATGCTCAACAGCAGGCAGATATTTATTCAGGTAGGGCGAATCAAGAGTTGGCTAGGTCTGCAGGCGAGAAGGCGCGTCAAGCATATTTGGATGCCAACGCTAAGCCTGATCAGATCACTCAGATTCTAGATTATGCAAGTCGTGATGCCATACTTGGCGGTTTGTTTGGCAAGGACCAAACAACAGCGCGCAAGGATCGTGCTAACGAAGCAGGAAGAATTGCTACAATTCGTGAGTTGGCTAGACTTAGTGAGATGCCAAAAGTTTCTATAGAAACTCCTTACAATACTCAGACTATACTAAATGCGTCTGCTACAAGAGGCATGGCTAATGATGTTGCATACAATCAGCGTGTTGCTGATTTGGTTTCGCAGAAACTTGCGGCTCGTGGTCGTACTCCAAATCAGGATGCTATCAATAAGTTGTTGAGTTATGCGTCTACAGTAAATCAAAAGAAGTAGGATAACTTATGGGTCAGTACGATGACTTTATTGCTCAGGCTAATTCCATGCCAACACCTGCCAAAGGTGCAGCAACTAGGGGTACGGTAGCGCAAGGTGTAGCATCCGTTAATACTGCTTTGCTCAACAGTCCTACTGTTGTTGCTAGTGGCAAGTATGATGCTTTCTTGAAGCAGGCTAACGATATTGCTGCTGGTAAAAAGAGTGGTCAAGGTGGCGTACTTGGTACTATCGTTGGTGGTGGTCTAGGTGCCTTGGGCAAAGTTGGTCAAGTGCTTGGTACTGGTGCCCGTGTTGTTGCTAGCACCGTTAAGGAAACTGCCGACCTACTTGAAGGCGATGGTTTCAGTCCTGACGATTGGCAGAAGCAGATTCGTGACAAAAACTTTTATGCGTCTAGTCTGATTGGTAAAACTGGCAACAAGTGGATTGATGGTATTGTTGGTTTGGGTGCCGATATCCTCACCGATCCTTTGACATACATGACTTTTGGTGCTAGTGCCGCTGGTCGCGTGGGTCGCCTTGCGTTGGCGACGGAAGCCGCGACGCTACCTATTTTCGCTAATGCTCCTGAGAAGATTAACGCTATTGCACGCTTAGGTAACCTTGCTGATTTGACTACTGCTGAACGCGCCGCGTTAGGCGAGGCAGGCAAACTCGGTATGCGTACACAGTTCGGTAAAAGTTCTTTGATCTTCAATCCCGAAACAGTTTTGGGTAAGGCTAGTGCCAAGGTTGCTACGGGTGTTGGTCGTCCGTTGGCTGAGGTTCGCGCAGGTATTGGTGATGTGCTAATGACAACCAAGGTTCGTGAACTAGTCACACCAAAATCGTACCGCATTTTGGGTGACATTGGTCGCCGTAATGCGGTCACTAGTGGTAACGAACTTCTTGGTCGCGCTGCTGCCCATAGTGCGAATGTGCGTAAGACTGCTGAAGCAGAACTGTTCAAAAGTCTTGAGAGTGGAGCCTACAGAGATTTGATTAAACAAATTGATGAGTCTCCTTATAAAGAAACTTTGTATCAGGTCCGTGATGGCGTGCGTCCTGCGTCTAACGCCGAGGAGCAAGCACTTGCTGACGCTCTAGGTAAAATGCAGGACGATATCCGTGTCCGCGCTAACGCTATTAGTGACGAAGTTAATGGTCGTCGTGGTACCGCTATCAAACCTATTGGTCAAGTGGATGTTTATGGTGTTATCCATAGCACCACCGATGAGGCTGGCGCGTTCATGAACTCGTCTGCGGCTGGACAATCTAAGTGGTCTAGTGAGTTGGCTCAGTTGACGGGCTTGACGAAACGAGAATTGGAACAAGGTAAAGGTATTGCTAGGGTCCGTAAACTTGTTGCTGGTGAAAAGTTTTTGGGACAGACCTTGCAAACGGGTAGCATTGATGAGATCAACCTTATTTTCAAAAATGAGTTTGGCATGAACCTGTTTAAGACTGATGCTAGTTCTCTTGCTCGTGACTATATTGCTAGCGCGTCCGACCATGTTGGTCGTGTCGCGTTCATAGATCGCTTAATGGACTATAGCCCCGATATCGTGGACAAGATTGTTTACAAGGTTGTTGCTGATAAGGCTAGTGTTACGGCTATATCTAAGACTGTTCGTGCTTTGGAGAGGGTTCGCAATACTGTTGCTCGTAGCATTGATTCGTTGGACGCTAAGGGTATAAAGATTTTTGATGGTACCTTGGCACGCGCTGAAGCGGCTCTAGCCAAGGGTACTGCGGCTGGTGACAGTATTCGTGCGACGCAACGAGTGTTGCGCCGTGAGGTCAATAACGCTAAGGCGGCTTTGCAAGAGGCTGAAGCGTTGGCTTTGACTAAGAGTGGTGAGATCCGTCAAGGTTTTGAGACTGTTCTTGAACCGTTGCGTGCCCGTGTCGCCGCTTTGGAAGCGCATGTTTCTAATGTGAACGCTATTGAGCAGGCGAGTATGGATGTGCTTGGACCCATCCATGCCAAGATGTTTCCTGATATTCCTGTACCGCAGGATGTTCAGGCTGTCGCTAAGGCTATCCTTGATTCTAAGCGTGCGTCTACGGCGGAAGTTATTTCTGCGTTGGAGAAGCGTATCGCGGCTGGTGAACAAGGTTTGGCTGGCAAGTTGGCTAGTGCCAAGGGTGAACTAACTAAGTTGGAGAACAAGGTTGTCCCCGTCTTAAAGAATGTTGAAGATGCCAAGGTTCCTGCTGTTATTGCTGGGCAACCCACCGTTGGTGGTAAGCCCATCATCGGTCCGTTTATACCCAAAGAACAGTCTTATGCTAGGGCTATTGAGGAGTTGCGTGTTGCTAAGGCTGGTCTTGCTAGGGCTGAAGATCAGATGGCTAAGGCTGTTTCTGCAGAAACAAAAGCAATCCTTAAAGATCCTATGGCGGCGCGGACAAAGGCGATCAATGCGTTTGATGCGTCCAAGGCTATCATGAAAGATCAGAAGGCTTGGGAAGCGAATGTTAAACCTAGTTTGATGGACTCTATTGAAGAGTTGCGCGCAGCAAAAGTTGTGCGCGATAACGGTATGAACGCCGAATGGTTGGCGCGTACCGATAGTGTGTTCGCTCAGATCTCTGACCCCAAAATATTGTCTCCTTCACAGCGCAATGCTTGGGATCAGGTTGTTACTAGTCGCCAGTCTGCTGAGGCAGAGTTGGCTATTGCAGAGAACTATCTTGTTCGGGCGCAGGATCTTAAAACATTCTTTGAGAATCCCGATAGTGCTATGTGGGGTAAGGTTGTTGGCGACATTAAAAAGGGTTGGGTGGAGATTGAGAACACTGGCGTTCAGATGCCTAAGGAAATTGCTGATCTACTTTATGGCAAGATTGAACGCCTAAATAGCGTCAAGAGTCTTAAAGAGTTCATGGGTATTGCCAATAAGTTTAACCAATATTTCCGTGTGTCTGCTATGTTAACCCCAGGATTTGTTGTGCGTAACGCTATGACGGCGGCTTTCAATAACCTTGCTTATGGTGCTACTATCCAAGATACTGTGCAAGCAATTAGGTTCGCTACTATTCTGCATCGTCGTGGTGCTGAAGCAGCGTTGGCTTCTTTGAATGATGTTGAGCGTGAACTTGTTGAACGCGCATACAAGGGTGCCCTTGCTAGTGGTGCAGGTCAAACAGAAATGATTATTCAACCGCTTGCTGGTGAGCGTGGTGCTGGCAGACTATTGAACTCTAAGCCTGTTAAGATTTGGTCTACCGCTAACCATGATACTGAAATGGCGGCTCGTATGGCTATGGGCTTGCGTGCCGCTAAGAACGGTAAGACTGTTGATCAGATCGCGGCTGATATTACGCGCTATCATTTCAACTATAGTGACCTAAGTCAGTTGGATGAGTTCGCTAAAGTGTTTATTCCGTTTTGGACTTTCGCATCCAAGAACATTCCGTTGCAGATCGTCAATCAGATTGCTCGTCCGTCCGTGTATCGCGCCTATGAGTCGTTGCAGCGTCAGATGCCACCCGAGGAAGATATGATTCTTCCTGAGTGGCTGGCTCGTCGTAATCCTTTGGGCTTGGGTGCAGGTAGTGGTGGGGTATTGAACCCTGATCTACCGCAGATTGACATGGCTGATCAGTTGCGTCAGTTCGCTGATCCTTTGCGTCTAGTGTCGCAAATGTATCCGCAGTACCGTTTACCTGTTGAGTTGTTGGGTGACCGTAAACTTAGTACTAGTATCCCGTTCTCCGACAAACCGCAAGCGGTTCGCGGTATCACGGACCTACCATCGTTACTACTTAGTGCTTTAACAGGGCAGACTGTTGATACTGCTGACGGTTTGGCGATGACATCCAAGGGTGCGTATGTTCTTCCGCAGGCTATACCTTTCTTGGGTACGCTACAAAGATTGATACCTCAACTTGGTGGTGACCCTAAGGCGTTGGAGCGTCAAGGTTCGTCAATCGCTAGTGCGCTCGGTTTACCGTATCGTGAAGTGTCTGATGCTGATCAGGAACGCGCTCTCACAGGTCGTGAGATTGCGTTACAAAACTTCCTAAAGGATCTACAACGAAGGGGATACACATCATGAGAAAATATACTGGCTGGGACGGAAACTCTAAAGGGAAACTGAAGGGCACCGAGAAGATTAAAGATTGGGTTGTGTTCCTGAACGGTGGCAAGATCACCAGTTTGGGTACTTGGAATGTCCGTGCCCAACGGGAACATGCTAAGCCTAGCGTGCATGGTACGGGTCGCGCAATAGATTTACGCTATGCAACTAGGGACGCTGGTGTGGCGTTGATGGATTTCTTTGTCGCCAACGCTGAAGCGTTAGGCGTTGAATACATTGGTGACTACAAGGGTGGTAAGTTTGGGCGTGGCTGGCGTTGTGACCGCGCAGGCTGGCAGACATACACAAAACCCACCATTGGTAGTGGTGGGTCTTGGTTTCATATTGAGTTCAGTCCCGATGTTGCCAAGGACTCCGCCTATGTGGATGCCGTGTTTGATTGTTTACTAAAGCCCAAGCCCTAGTACTTAGGATACTTCCGTTCATCGGGTTTATGCCACTCATACTTGGATGGCTCAATCCTATAGGTGTCTTTTGTTTCTGTAGAAACTGTTTTGGTTCTGGAACTAGGATGCTTCAAGCGTTCTAGTTCTTTACGTGCGTCCTTCTCTAAAGTCTTATAGTGTTCCGACACTAGAGCAATGAAACCTATGGATGCTAGGACTGCGCCTACGGCTACGCCCACAACAATACCTAGGGTGTTTTTAATAATTGTCATCTTCTTCGCTTTCTATTTGTTGTTCTAATTCGTCCATCATTTTAGCGTATTCTTTCCAACATGAATCTAATGCCCACAGGTTTCCCTCTTTCGCTAGATTGTATTGTTCCACTAGGTCCATTGCGTCGTGACGGGATACGAAGATTGTCATCTCGTATCCTTGTGTCTCATCGTGAATGATCTTGTCAAATAGGATTGACATGTTCTCTAGTTCTGTGGGGTCAAAGTCATCTTCATTCATCGTGGACATACCTTAGGACGGGGATGCAAACTTCTCCGTGTTCTGTTTCAAAATCTATTTCTTCGTCCGTCATGGGGAAGGTGTGGGTGTAACAGTATTCTGTGATCCATCCTTTGTCCACGCCCATGCGGTACCATTCATGCTTGTTCATGTTTCTCCACTAGTTGTCTCATCATGACGATGCTGTCATTTAGTTTGCGTTGATGTGCTATAGGCGAACCCAATGCCTTTAGATGTTTGGCAATGGTTTCTGCCGAAACTATTGCCAATGCTAGGTCGTCTAATAGTTTTAATGTTTTCTTTGTTGCCATATTATTTTAGTTCTAGGGTGAATGTGCCGTTCTTGATCATGCGCCCAATGGTGGCATAGCCCACCATGTCCATCATGCAATCCTCAAAGGGTTCGTTGCGTGCCTGATCTTTACGATCTTTAAGATTGTTGTAGCGTGCAATCTTGTCGCACACACGAATCGCTACGCCCACTAGTCCGAACGCTAGGATGTTTCCGTGTCCGTAGTCTGACTGCTTCTTCACTAGGACTGCGTGCATGATCGGTAGGTTCCATAGTTGTGCTTGGTGTAAGCCTCGCGCGGCTTCAAATCCTACTGCGGTAATCCAGTTGTGCATTGCGGTTGCGTTGTTGTCGCGCACCGCCTTGGCGATCTTGTCAAAGTATACTTGTAGTATTGTTTCATCAAAGTCTAGTTCGTGTCCTCGGTCAAACATTTGTAGTACTTCTAAAGAGGATTCATTCCATGTCGTCATTAGGTTCTCCGATTAGGTTTAGGATTGCTGGATGTTTCATTAAATGTTTCTTCAGATTGGATAACGCTTTCTGTACCGCACCATGCGCTGACGCTTTGGATGCGTAACCCATGCTGTCTGTTATTGTAGCATACGAGTGACCCCACACAAACCGTGACTCCACGAGGAAGCGATCTTTGTCACATAGTTCTAAGATGGATTCTGCTACTGCTAGACGGACTGGTTCACTAAGTGTTTCTACCGAAACATGATTAGGTTCCGCCATCAGTTGCTCTATGAATGATGTCCCCACTTTGGATGGTATCGTGGACATACGGTCCCAATCATCATCGTCACGGAATCTACGCATTGGCTAAGTCTATCCCTGTTGTTGGTTCGCAAGGGAAATGTAGGATCGGCAGATCCCAATACGGTTTGTTGTTGTCGTCAAAGTATTTGACACTAGCATGGAACGCACATGCGTGTTCCCATTCGTCAATAGATGCACACCAGTAACGCTTTTTGTTGCTATCCCACACCCATAAGTATCCGTCCCCAAATAAGGTCCATTGCTTTAGGCTGTGTAGTTTCTCAAACTTTAGTTTTAGTGTCGCGTCTTTTGTCCGCGACGATACGCCCATCACTTCATAGAAACCGTTAGGCAACAAGTAGTCGGGGGTGTGTCGTAGTAGTTGGCTTAGTGCAGCGATACTAAAGTTTGGTCGGTTGATTCCCATGCGATGTGCATGGGGATGGATTGTTTCAAAGGATGATTCGGCGGTATCGCCCATCACCTTATAGCGTTGTCCCCATGCTTGCGAGTTGAATGGCTTGTTCATAGTTTTGTTACCTCAATGTGTCGTACTTGCGAATCGTCATCGTATGCGACACCGTTCAAACCATCCATCACTAGTTTTAGATAGTTGTCAATGTCACCACGCAACGCTGTCTTAGGGTATTCAGTTTCTGTCAGAAACCCAACAGTTACTTCGGACCCTTCTTTACTGAAGATAACTTTCATGAATACTGGACCCTCATATTTTGGTCCGTTCCATCCGTCACGAATAACATCTTCGGCTAAGTGTGTAGCCATAGGCGTATACGCTTTGCCTCGTCGTGTCATGCGTGGTCGCTGTTTTACTTGTGGTCGCACATCATACTTGACTGTGTGTTGTTTCTTTTGTCTAGGCATTATTTGTTACCGTATGCTCTCTGAATAATTTTGTCTAGTTCGGTCTGTCCTGCTTCGCCACGCAAATGATATTTGCCCCAGCGTTGGTCTGCTGAGGCGACAATAACTCTTGCCATTGACGGTGTTACATCTGACCGTGAGCATACATGTGCTAGACGGGTAAGTGCCGTTGAGCGATCTTGTCCCTCTAGTGGTCCGTCACGCCATATGATTCGTGCGAGTGGCGATGCCATTCGCAACGAACTATCTAGATCTTCTGAACTCTCAAGGTCTAATACTACTCTTGTTACTTTTGGTTCTACCCACATGGATGCTATTTCTTCTAGGCGTGTAGCACTAGTGCGTAATTCAAGTGCGACGCGGACAAAGATATCTAGGTGTACGGGCTGGTCGTTGTCGTCTAGGATTACGCGACGCTCAGGTGTTGCCACTAGTCCACCGACATACGGTAAGCGCACATAGTTGCCAACCTTGGATGCTGACACATCTACTTGCTTAGGGTTCACTTCTCTAGCAGGATAGTCCGCTACTTGGTGCGCCATGAGCAAAGCGTTACGCATAACTTTGGATGTGACTGGATTGTCCGCGAACACCCACACATGGTAGCCCTTGGAGCGTGAGCGTTCTACCCATGACACGACTCCTGCTGCTTCTAGTGTGCGTTGAATCAGTCGTGCGTCTGCTATGGATTCAATGTCAATGTCGCTACATCCCCATACGCAGAAAGGTTCTGCGCCTTGCTTGGGTACTGACGGGTACACACCGATGGGTGTACGCCCCTCTAGGTGTGCAATGAACGCATCTTTATCTAGTGGCAGTCGGACACATCCGCCCGCCTCGGAACCGTAGCAGTCTCCACGACCACGAAACAATGTGATGAAACCTGTGATAGTTTCCATGCTACCACATCTCTACGGGTTCATACGATTCTGTTTCTACAGAAACTTTAGGGGTATGAATGTAGGATGGTAACTCAGATCCCAAAGGTATCAGTCTACCTGTGCCTTGTTCAATCTCATAGTCCATGTCGTCCAATAGTGCTGACGCTGGACGCTTGCACTTCACTAAGTTCATGGTGACAGTGTTCTCGTGGATACGCTCATCATAACGCAAAGAATCTAGGCGTTCCAACAACCGTTCGGTTGCTGTACCTTTGGCTAGTTTCTCTTGGATTTCTTGGATCTGTGATTGGATCTCAAACTTCTTGCGTCGTACACCAATGATGTGTGATGCCTGTTGCTCACCGCCATACGCACCACTAGAGATGGTCATCTTGCGTCCGTCCGCACCGCTAGATCGTGACGACTGGTGCAAAACAATTAGGGGCACATGGTGACGCTTGCCGAACGCTTTGATCGTGTTCGCTTTGGACGGTACATCCTCACCGCCACCTTGTAGCAACTCCAAATAGTCAAACACCATGACGCAAGGTTTCCCTAGCATCTCGGATGTTTCACCCATTGCACGCTCCATGTCACTAAGGGTCATGGGTTGGTCAAAGACCGCTAGGTTGGGGAACATTTCTTTAGCGGTATGCTTCAGAATGTTTACTGCCCTAGCGTCGCCCATGCTGATCTGTTCTTCTAGATCGTAGGCGTTGATACCGTTCGCTACACACGCCAACTTAACTAGCGTTAGGGTGCGTGGTTCGTCGGGACAGAAGTATACTACTGTCTTGTCACGGTTGTGTGCGAGGATACTGAGTAGGAACATTGTCTTGCCACTATGACTATAGCCGTTGATCAACAGCATTTCAGAGGGGGCTACGCCACGCATCTGCTTATCCAGTTCATTGAAACCAAGATAGATTCTTTCCTCGGGCGACTGTGCCCAATGAACGAACTCGTCTACCGCTTCGGTTAGCGGACGATAGTATTTGTTTGGCGTGGATACTAGATCGGACGGGACGATTTGCTCGCCCCGTCCGACCATTGACCAACGCTCCCGAATGGTCGCGTCATCCATATGTTATCGCTTAGGGCTTGGTGCCCAAAACGCGATAGGCTGACCCTTGGCATCCATGTTACCATCAACAGCCTTGAACAAGGGACGGCGGTTCTCTGCCGTACTCGTGTCACGGTTGTCATACACGGTAGTAACATTCGCCTTGGCACATGCAGTAACTAGCCATGCTGGGATAGGTCCATGTTGCTTACCCTTGATTTGTACGCCCCCACCTTGGGTGTACCCTGCGTCAAACGATTCTGCGATATCGTTGATACGGGTTTCTGTAGAAACCTTGGGTGAGTTAGTGACTGCTACTACTTCGCCAAAGCCGTGAGTACCAACAAGTAGTTCACGAACAAAGTCAAAGTGTTGCAAGTATGCCTGCTGGATGTTTTCAATAACACCATCACATGCTGTCTTGCTGGTTAATTCGCTCGCAATTTTTGCGGCTACTTGGGTGACGATACTCTCGTCTTTGCTAATCATTTGTATCTCCTAGGGTTGATTAACTTGCTAACTTTGCTATCGGTATTTCCGATGAGCAAACCTTACCACAACACCACCGTTGGGTGATGGTATGGTCACGACAATGTGACGGGTGTCACTTCTTGGTCGGGGACAATGGTGCTAGAGGTATCCCAATGGGCACCCTTGCACATAGACCAATAGTCACACCAAGTAGATGAACACAACCAATGCTGATCGTTCATAGTCCAATCAGTATTGTCCCACGACACTAGACATGTGTCCACAATAGATTTGATTTGGCGCGTAACAAACTCTGACTGTCCTTGTCCACGCTCAACGGTAATGATCTGTGCCTTAGGTTTCTCTTGACGAACCATGACACCGAAACGAAACTTGGTTGGCGTGTCATCGTTCGGGATGACACCGTTGATACGCATCGCCGTAATGTAACACGACGCTTGATGTGACTGAAGATGTTTCTCTCTAGCGGAGTACGGCTTGCCTGCAGTTTTCCAATCCCACAGTGTACCCGTCGGGTCCACATAGTCAATGGTTCCCTCTAACCAAATGTCCATACCGTTGCTAGCCTGAATACCTAGCGGTGCTTTGAACCCGTACTCGGTTAGACCACCCAAGGGTACGGTGGGACGGATGTCGTCCCACCATGCCATCGCCATAGATTCTACACAACGCCACATCTTATCGGGGTCGTTAGATATCTGTGTCAGTTTGACACCCTTGGATAATTCTTTCTCAACATGAGCCTTAATGTTTCTGCAGAAATGTTCTGCATCAGTAATGTTCCCATTGAGATACTGTTCAATGCCAGCATGAACTCCCGTACCGATAGCGGTAGCGTCAGATCCTGTTCGTAGATCCGTATAGGTCATGGCGTACTTGGCTCGCTGAGCGCACAGTAGTGCGTCACCTACCCAAGACTGTCTTACTAGGATTCTATTGTTCTCGTTATCTATGCGCATTACTGTTCCTCTTCTATTACTATAGGCGTGGACATTAAGACATAGTATAGTACAGTACTATACATTAGGTTCCTGTATTGTCGCGCTTTGCTGTAAGATTCTAGACTTCGCTTTAGAGATAGCATGTCTAGATAGATCGCACCCGAACTCCGAAAACAATATCGCAGATATTGTTTTCGGCATATGTCCCTCAAGCACTAACTCTTTTAGTCTTGCACGCTGATCTTTCGTACCTTTAATGTTCCTATACTTACTACCAACGGGGACATTCCAGTACTTAAACAAAGTGCTGACAGTCTCGGCGGTAGTACCGAACTCTCTACCTAACCTAGCGAAACTGTCTACGCCAGCAAGAACTCTAGACTCAAACTTGACTAGCGTATCCATGTCCATAGTGAACTTACCCGTAGACGAGGCAGCCGTGAACTCCTCTGCCGTATAACCTAGGGCTTGTAGTACTACCATCACGGGTGGCTTGGGGTCTATGCCTGATAACGCTGAGCGTACAGAGTTACGGATTTGTTGCCAACCATACACGCTGTTCTGATCGTTGAACTCGGGTGATTCTTGTTGCTCGGCAATAGCATTGGGTATCTTGCTATCTATCCATGCGTCATGTCCACGCAATAGGTCAGTAAAGTAGTCCACGATATCCATGTCCAACCAAGGTACACCGTATCCTCGGATGTCACACATCTCTCTACCCATCCACATGTCCGCGACTCCATCCTTAATGTTGATGGGCGTTGGCTTGGTAATGATGACATCACACAGACATGTGTGATGGTGTCCCACCATGCCACATCCATCTACTGTTTCTACAGAAACTTTCATTTGGCAATCTCCATGATCACTAGGGTGTTACGATGTTTGACATTACGGCACTCCACCGCATAGGTGGGTACATGTGTGGTGATGTGTGTGCCACACTTCGGACATACCCACTTGCTAGGTGGGTACTCCGTCGCTGTGACCTTGGGTGCTAGGGTTTTCATTCTTCCATCCTTAGACAATCGTCGCATGTTTCTATCCATTCTTCATCGGGTTCAAACTCATCACCACATAGGTTACATTCTTTGCAAACAACTTCGCAACCAAGTACATCTACGCTAGTGATTCTTGTGTCACCATCGTACTCGTCTACACATTCTAACGCATGAGACACGGCGTTAGCCTCATCTGTGGCATTGACATGGACTTCTATGCTTATGGTTACCACATATTCATTCATCGTCGCACTCACAATCTTCATGTAGTTCGTCGCACCATCCACAGTGATCGCACTCCAAGTCGTCGCAATCATCGTCGTCATCAGTGTCATCATCTTTACGGGGCATATCCCAATCTATAGCGAACCAATCGCACACGGTACGCAACAGATTATCGTATGAACTAGCAGTAGCAGTAGAGATGAACTCGTCAATCTCAACCTGCCCTAGCCCGTTACGCTTCATAGCACTAGTGACACGGGCTAGTATAGAGAACGCATTACCGTCCTCATGTACTAGCCGTACATAAATGTCAGGATATTTTACCGTACTCATGTTCATTCTCCTTTGTTGGTTTCTGCTAGAAACTTTTGGATTTCCTCATCCGTGATCTCCCACTCGGTGGGCAACGGCTCAGACACTTGTGGCTCAGGGATCTCGCCCTTGATACGCTTGTACCCATAGATACTAAGTGCTTGGATAGTTTCCATGTCCTCTGCTGAACCCTCAAGGGCGGCTCGCATAACCATCTCGGTGATCTCCTCGCTAGTGACTAGACCATCCTGAATGGCTACGACAAGAAACTTTTTCAAGCCTGCCATAACTTCATTCAACCTGTTGCCTAGGCTTACGGCACTACGCAAGTGTGTGAACACACCTTGGATGAACCATTCGGGTAGGTCGTACGATTCACCATCGTACTTACCCTTGGGTGATGTGCCACTAAGGATGACGACATTGCCTACTAGTTCACGGTTGAATATGGTGGACGCTAGTTCGTTCGGCTCTAAGCCTAGGATACGCCCCTCGTCGTGGACATACCCAACGCAGACGAACTTTGTTTCGGTAGAAACTTCGTCAAACATTTCGTGCGGGTCGTACTCCATAGTGACGCAATCAAAGTGCCCACCTACATGATGTTGGATGGATTCAATGTCACTAATTTTTACGGGGATAGGTGTAGCGTTGCTACCTGAGGGGAGCAATACTCCCATTACTATGTTGGTCATTACTTTCTCCTACTGTTGGTTTGTTGGTTGGTTGTTTGCATAACTCTATACTGACACATACTAGATGGGCTTGTCAAGTTATCTGATGTGACTCTTGACACGCCAGTTCGGATGCCTACGGTTGCGTCGTTCTTCGTACATGCCGACACGACGACCTACTTCATAGGCACACCACACACTGCATACGAATAGCAATGTACCTAGGGTTAGTAGAACATATGGGAATGTCATGACTCGCCACCTTCCATTGGGTACAACTCGTTGTCATAGACACACACCATACGATCAACCATCATCATGGCATCCTCGTAGTTGTGTACCCACACTAGAGTTGTTGTGAACTTGAACGGGTCACAACATTCTATTGCTACTTGACGTCGATTACTAGAATCCCAAGGTCGTTGGGATACCTCAATCACTTTGCCTACTACGGCGTTCCTATAGTTCATCTCAATCATTGTGTCCTTCTCCTTCGCATATATCACAGCACCATTCGTGGACATCCATGCCCATGCTATTGGTATGTATTGTGTCACGATCTACGATCCTTTGACCGCAATCATCACACTCGTATATGTATTCATTCATTGCTATCTCCTAACTTGGTTTCGGTAGAAACTATTTGCTTCCACTCCTGCTTTTCTTTAGCCCTAAGGACACCATGACACACCACCCTACGGGCAGACCACAAACGCTTGTGGTCCACCCGTACCTTACGGGTCGTGAACATCATCGCACTCACAACAATGCCCCACACTTCTTAAGTTGGTCCACTACCCATGCACTAGGGTCACGGACGATATCCGAGATGGAACCTTTCTGACCGCTAAGGATAATGTCGGCACCACCCACAAGTTCATCGGCACGATCACCCTTGGACACGCCACACGGCGTACCGTATCCGTTGCCACTACCAAACTTCTTCGTGACCGTAGCACCGCCACCCTCAATGATACCGAAGTGCATACGCCTTAGGAACGATGGGTGTGCCAACGGCATGATCGCAGATCGCACATCCCAAGGCTGACCAGCGGTCTGCACAGGGATGATACTGAAACACTTGTCCTTGCCACTAGACACAGCACACACCGTGAACACCTCGGTACTGTAGCCACACAGATTCAATGCGTCACACAATGCGATCACAGCAGCACCCCTAGTGATGATGTCCTTGGGGCTAACCATTGCCGAGAATGTAGAGTCAATGAGCAACCGAACGAACCGTTCGGGGCGCAACCCATCTTCCTCGTAGCATTGGATGAAACAGTTAGGGTCACCCGTAGCCCACATACCGATGTCCACTCGTGGTGCATACACATCCATAGCGAACTGAATCAACGGCTTGACTACTTCGCCCACAGTTTCACGAACACTATCCGTGATAGTCATGATCTCCCGAGTAGGTCCATCCCATCCGTCCACAAGTAGCGATGACGCATGATCAAAGTTATCTGAGGCGTACCATTCCTTGTCGTATGTCTTGGACGAACTACCGTCCTTGTCACGACGCTCGTTAGCGGACCGTGCTAGGTCCGAGAACCCGTCAAAGCGGAACACTATGTCATTACCGAACTTGTCTGTTCTCATGATGATTCTCCAATTAGTTTCTGCCGAAACTAAAGGGTAACTCCTTCCAATAGTTTGTCCTGTTGATCTGATGGTAGACCCGTAAGAATCTTGGC